TTGTTCTTAATTTATATGATCCAGAATTAAACAAGGACGCACGTACTCAGTTGTTTGGAGAATTAAATCCTCTTACGGGAGAACGCACAGGGGAGTTTACAATAATTGAAGAAGGGCAAGATAAAAAGATACCTGCTCTGTTCAAGTACAAAGATATCTACGGCATCACCACCCTGACAGAGGAGCAGTACAACAAGGACTTCCCCACAGGTCAGCTTGTCTTAGAGAACATAGAGGGTTCTCCAGAACAGAATAAACAAACACAGCTGCTGATTGATGCCATGGAGCAAGAACAGCAGACCGTTAAAAGTTTGTACAAGCAGGCCATAAGTGCTGTTATCAATAGAACTCTTAATAGTTTTAAAACAGCTGACACAGGCATGAACTCTATTAAAACTTCGGTGGAGAGTGCAGAGCAAGCCATTGTGCAAGAGAGACAGACTGCAGGTCAGGACCCGCTCACTGAGGCTGGACTTGTCATGGCGGCAATGGAAAGAGTTAAAGAAGGGTTAGACCAGAGGACTGCTACTACCACAGGTCGAGATACTTCACAGAATGCAAGAGATGCCAAGGACCTAGAAAACTACATAGAGACCATTGGTAAGCTTGAAGAGGGGAGGAGAGCAGGTTACTTCCCACGATCCAGAACAGGAGATGTAATTGTACGCATTATCAGAACTACTTATGATCCCGTGGCTGATAAAAATGTAGAAGATGTAATACACAGAGAGGACCACATAACTTCTTTCCGTCAGAATACTGCTGACAAAAAGAGAAACAAAATAACAAAGACCCGTGGTAAAGAACTAGAAAAACTGATAGCAACTACAGATGGTTTTAATCCTGCCACTGATAAAGTAAAAGTGACGATCAGAGATAATAAAAACTTAATGAAAGCTTCTGAGATGGATAACTTCTTTGTACTAGAAGCTGTGATGATGAGTGAGCTAGACCACTCAAAGAAACTAAGCGAAGAAGATAAGCAAAAAAGTAAAGAAATATTTAAAAAGATAGCTGAAAGAATAAGAGCAGAGAAGAGTTCCAAGGGTTTTTCAAGGCATATGCAACACAGAAGAAATATTCCGGGGGCTATCACTCCTACCAATGAGAGGAGCTATCACAACACTGCTTGGGCGCAGTACGTGGCAACGCTAGGTAGGTTTGTGGCCAGAGAAAGAACAGAGGAGCAGGCTCAACAAATAATTAATACACTCTCTGATGATGACAACCAGAAAAGCCAAGGTGAACAGCTGTGGGAGAACACCAAGTCTCCGCAGGGCATGGCCTCTGCTCTGAAGTCAGTGGCCTTCCTAGGTTTTCTAGCTGGTAACATTTCTTCTTCTCTTCTTAACCTGACCCAGAACTTTGTCACTGCCTCTGTCCTGTACGGTGCCTATGGTAAGCTACATAAATTAAAAACAAGTAAGTCTGCCGCTGCAGCAGGTGTACTTACCACTCAGTATTTAATGGGAAGTGACATAGGCTTTCAGGCAAAAGATAGAGAGGCCATTGCCAAAACTTTGCACAGGCTCAGAGCAGCTTCTTCCATAGAGAAGGGCAGAGAGATGTTTGATATGCTTCTGGAGCTACAGGAGAGAGGCATAGTAGGTAAGATCAACACAGAGGCCATGTCTTCTAACGCAGATATCACTTCTTCTCAGATGGTTCAGAAAATATTTGGAGGAAGAGCAGGAGCACTAGAGAAAGGGTTGTCTGATAAACAGTATAGAACTTTGATTAAATCTGCAGGTGTTTCCAAAAGACTACTAGACTCTGTCTATGCTTTTAGTGAGATAGGTAACAGGATTAACGCTGCTCTTGCCACGTTTAACGCAGTGGAAGAGTTTGGTCTGGAGGGAACTGTCAACCCCAGAACAGGTAAGACTTCCGGTGGTCTTGTGGGGTTTGCCAAGGGTACCACCAGTGAGGGACAGATCACAGATAAGGTGAGTGCCGCTACCTTTGTGGTTAATCAGAGCCAGTTTAATCTAGATGCTTTTAACAGGCCACAGATAGCATTCATGGGTGGTGGTCTAGGTGCTATCACTCTCCAGTTCCTTCCCTTTGTCACCATGATGATAGAGGTATATGCCAATGCCATTGGAAGGTACGGAGGGTCTAACTTTAGACCTATAAAAGGAATACAATCTAGGCTCAGTGGTGGTAAAGAATATAGCATAGACCCCAGAGACATGACCCCTCAAGGGAAGAGGACACTGGTGTACCTACTGGTTCCACAGCTTATGATGGGTGGTCTCTTTGGTCTTCCTTTTGTAGATGACCTGAAAGAAGTATATGGACTTGTTGCGCGGTTGCTTAACCTACAAGACTCAGACGTTGAGATAATGTTCTACGAAGCCATCACCAGCGTAGGAGGACCTGATGCCTACCAGACAGCAGAGTTCTTTGGCAGAGGAGCTTTTAAAACTTACCTTGGATATGATATTTCACAGAGAGTTTCCCTTTCTCCTTTGAAAGGTACTATTTTACCACTAATAGGTACAGATGACAAAAGTGTAGCAGAACTCTTGGGTGGTCCTGCCACTGCTTACATAGGACAATCTATTAAAGGCAGCGCAGATGCTTTTAAAAGAGGTGACTATGCAATGGCCGCGCTTAAACTTCTACCCTTTGCAGGTCTTCAAAATGTTTTGAAAGCTGTGGATGCCAGTGAAGCAGGGGTACAGACAGGTGCGGGAAGAGTCATAGGCGGTGGCATGACCTCTCAAAATCTCTTGATGATGTCCATGGGCTTTGCCCCTAGACCTGTGTACGAGGACAGAGATAGAATGTACAGAGAAAGGTACCTTAACTACAAGAACAGCGGCGTAAGAAAAGCATATGTAAACAGAGCAGTGAGGCTAAGAAGTCAGATAGATATGACAGAGAGTGCAGAGGAAAAAGGAGAGCTCTACGACGAACTCCAAGCCCTGTACATGGAAGTTTATGAGCATGATTTAAAAGCTGATCTTGAAGATAAGATTGATCCTAACTTTACCTTATCTCAAAATGTAAACAAAAGATATATGGACGATAAACTAGGAAGACAGAGTGGTATTCCAACAGGCAGTGCTAAGTCAATAAGAATAAGAGAACAAATCTTAGGCGGTAACTTTGGTAGATAATAATTTTTTTATTTTATAAGCTTGCTCTCCCTGCTAATGTAGGGTATGCAGAATGAACTCAGAGATATAACCAAGCACGTTTTCCTAGGGTATGACTCAAGGGAACACATTCCTTTCAAGGTCTGTTCTCACTCCATCACTCGTAGGTCCTCCACCCCTGTGGAGATTACACCTGTCTATCACAGGACCCTTCGACATGCCAAGATGTTCTACCGTGCTTGGCAGATAGACGAGGATGGGCAGTACTGGGACGATGTAGACAACAGACCTTTCTCCACAGAATTTTCTCATACTAGATTTCTTGTACCTGAAATAGCCAGAAGAAATAACCTCTCTGGCTGGGTGCTGTTCTGCGACTGCGACTTTCTTTTTCTCTCTGATGTGTGCGAGGTATTCAATTACTGCGATGATAAGTATCCTGTCATGTGTGTCAAACATAATTATGATCCTGAAGAAACCATCAAGATGGATGGGATGCTACAACAGAACTACAACAAGAAGCTGTGGTCATCCTTTGTACTATACAACTTGGACCACCCAGCTAATGATAGATTAGACGAGGTCATGGTGAACAGTGAAACAGGCACAAACTTACACAACTTCTGCTGGCTTGACAGCGATGAACAGATTGGGAGCTTACCTCATAGTTGGAATTTTATTCCCGGTGTTAGCCACGGGATTAATAATATTAACGCTGTGCATTTTAGTCTTGGTGGTCCTTGGCTTGATAACTACGAAGACAGTGAGTTTGCTGAAGAGTGGGAAAGAGAGCTTGACCACTACGAATTTAGTCAAAGCAGTTTTAGAAAAATAGTGGAGATAATCTAAGTAATGAAAAACAAATATGACATTGTAACTTCTTTTAATCCTAAAGGGTTAGAAGTCTATGCGCGTAATATGCTTAATAGTTTTGACAAGCACTGGGATAAAGATATTCAGTTACACGCTTGGTACCATGACTTTGAAGAGGCAGCGTTCTACCGTAACTTTAAAGAGTTAGATGTTCCCTCCAAGGGTGTCAAGTATTCTAATCTGAATAACATTCAGGACATGCTAGACTACAGAGAATCTATGAAGGTCCACAACGGTACTGAAGGTGGGAAGATACAATACAACTGGAGACTAGACGCTATCAAGTGGTGTCATAAAATCTATGCACTGACAGAGACAGCCTCTGATCCTCACCTGATACAGGACAAAGACTGGCTCATCTGGTTAGACGCTGACACTGTGACCTTTGCAGATGTAGACTCTGAGTTTCTGGATGGTATCTGTGATGATTCTTATGACATTGTACACCTTGGCAGAACTGCTGTGGACTATAGTGAAACTTCTTTCATTGCTTTTAACCTGAAGCGCCGCCCCGCTGTAGACTTTCTCTCTGACTTTAGAGAAACCTATGACAACAGAGAAGTCACTGCCTATAGAGAGTGGCACGATGGGTTTATCTTTGACAGGCTACTAAAGCTGCACCAGTACCACGGGTTGAAAGCTCTGAACCTTACACCAGATGTACCTGATCTGAATGCCTTTGCAACCTCTGTCCTGTCTACAAAGATGCAACACTTCAAGGGTAACCTCAAAACAAAAGACGTAAGCCTTGAGCACCACAAGAGATACAAGCAGATCAGTGAGATGATCTCCTTCTACAAGTGCGAGAGCTTCCTAGAGACAGGCACATACAACGGGGGCAGGGCTATTCAGATGGCAGACGCTGCCTTTGAACACACTGATAAGGTTACCTACACAGGGTATGATCTCTTTGGCACCACTACCCCAGAGCTTAACAAGCTAGAGTTTAACTCCAAGGCAACCAATACAACTGAAGCTGTGGTTGAAAGACTAACAGAGTATGCCATGGAGAAGGCTAAAGAAGGTAAGACCTTTGAGTTTAAACTGATTGAAGGTAACACCAACCAGACCCTGAAGGGTAAACCTACAGCTGACTTTGTGTTCATTGACGGGGGTCACTCCTATGACACTGTGTCACACGATTACAAACAGCTGAAGCATAACAAGATAGTTGTGCTAGACGATTACTTCTCCAAGGATGAACACGACAGGGAACCAGAAGAGGAGCACAGGGGCGTCAATAAACTGTGGACAGAGCAGATCAAGAACAGAGAGGACGCCTATGTCTACGTCATTCCCTCCAATGATCCTGTCATGGGCGGGGGCATCACTCACCTAGGCGTGGTGGTGGACCTGTCCCTGCCCAAGTACAAGGCCAGAGTTCCTATCATTGTACACCCCAAGGATTGTATGCCCTCTGATGATATTCAAAATAACATCAAGGCTAACCTACCCAAGATTGATAAGTGGATTAACTCACGGTGCAGGATCAATGACGAGATTATCTTTGTTGTCTCTGCTGGCCCCTCTCTTGACATTGACAGGATCAAAGAAGATAAAGAGATGCTGGAGGAAGCCAACAAGGTTGTAAAGATTGTCTGTGTCAAACACGCACTGCCCATGCTGATGGACAAGGGCCTGATCCCTTGGGCGTGTACCCTGCTGGACCCCAGACCTATTGAAGGTGTCTCTACTCACGGGATAGTCAGGAGCACTCTGTTTGATTCTATTAATCCTAGGACAAATTTCTTGGTGGCTTCCATGACTGATCCCTCTGTGGTGGACCTGCTACAGGAGAAGGGAGCCAGTATCATTGGCTGGCACGCTTTCTCAGAGGCAGTGAAGGGAGGAATAGAGGGATCAGGAGAGGACGCTCTGATGATCACCGGGGGTACCAACGCTGGTCTCAGGACCATTGGCATTGGACACACCCTAGGCTTCAGAGAGTTTCACCTCTATGGATTTGACATGAGCCTAGCAGGAGAACCTAGTGAAGAGTTACAAAAAGGGATGGACGAAGAGGGTAAGCCTAAGTTTCTCAATGTATCTGTGGGAGACGAGAACTACTGGACCACGGGAGAACTACTGGCAGGTGGGCAGGACCTAGAGAAGCTGTTTAAAACTGCCAACGAGATGGACCTGATCCTCCAGTTCAAGGGGAAAGGCATGGGCGCAAAGCTCTGGGAGATAGAGAAGCCAGTGGAGATGAAAGGTTATTCTTCATGGGGGATGTAATTAATTTTACAAATTCTACACTGATCAACAATGACGGGACGCTTAACTCTGTGGGGAAAGAGCAAGCGTTGCAGCATCTAGACAAATGTGTTAAGATTATTCAGAAAAGATTAGACAATGATGAGATAGACGGTACGCTTACGCTCTTGTTCAAGGACGGTGAGTTAGTGGAAGATATTATGGCAGGTAACATAAAGTCTACGTCTTTGGTTTTTGTTTTAGAATACATCAAGCACCAGATATTAAGCGGCACAGAAAACTATACAGAGGAGATAACAGAGGATGATTGAAACTATTTTAAATAACCAAGCTGAGATTATTGAAGCAGTGATGGGCATTGTAGTGGTTGCGTCTTTAATTGTAGCAGGTACCAAGACTCCTGATCCTGACACTGTGCTAGGAAAGGTTTACAAATTAGTAGAGTGGGCTTCGCTTACCTTTGGAAAGACCAAGGAAAGCGGTGTTGTTGTGCCTGAAAAAGTAGAAGTGGAGACGGTAAAGGGTACCGTAGAAAAGGTAGATGAAGCCAAAAAATGAACACCCTCTTGATGGTCCTCACCCAACTGACTAAGGTCTGAGCCAAGCCAGTGCTCTCCATCGTAGGAAATGTAATAGGCTTTCTGGGTAAGCTCCTGCCTATGCTCTTTGCCTACAGAGCAGGGAAGAAATCTGCACAGGTGGATGTACTAGAGAATGAATCAAAGATGGTGGAGAGAGCCAATGAAGTTGAAAGAAGGATTGATCGTATTACTAGTGACGCTGTCAACGAGCAGCTGCGTAAGCGTTGGGGCAAGCCAGAATAACTGTAGTTGGGTGAAGCCCATCCTCATTGAAAAAGAAGACAGGCTCACGCCAACCACAGCTAGAACTATTCTTACCCATAATGAAACATGGGAAGAGGTATGCACTAAGTAGAGATTTTAATCTCTCTAGGCTTTAGTTCTTCTGGGAGAAAGTGCTTGACTTCAATGATCAGTAGTCCATTCTTAAATGTAGCGTCTGTCACCACGTAGTGAGGAGCAAGAACAAACTTCTTATTAAAGTTCTTGGTAGATATACCCTTGTGAGACATTTGTTTTTCAGTTCTAGATGAGTCTTGCTTCTCACCCTTGACGGTAAGTTCAAGGTTCTCTACAATGACAGAGATATCATCCTCTTCCCATCCAGCAAGAGCAATCTCCACTACATAGTTATCACCGTCTTTGTATACGTTGTGAGGGGGATACTTGTTATCTTCATAACTGATGTTGTTAAGAGCAGCGACTAGGTTGTTCATGCCTAGCATCCTGTTGAACATAGAAGTGGAGACGGTAAAGGGTACCTCAGTGGTCATACGATACTGTTCATCATTCATAATGTAAACTCCTTTCAGCAAGTTGTTAAGAGGCCCAAGAACGGCACCTCGGTGGTTAGTATAACATATTATCTCAGTAACTTCAACACTTAAAGTTGGTGCTCCCGGCAGGACTCGAACCTGCAACCTACAGATTAGAAGTCTGTTGCTCTATCCAATTGAGCTACGGAAGCTTCATCAGTTGTTCCCAAGACACGGGGAAAAGCTTCTCACACTCTACGTCTATCAAAGATGCAATGTCTCTGGTCTCCTCTTGTACATCTTCCCTGATCCTAAGAGAGCACACCCTGCTGAAGGCCATAAGACTACCTGTCCAGTACCACTCAGTGTACATGCTCTGGGGTAGCACCATACGTGCCATCTCAGGTGCTACCCCTTTCCTAAGTAGTTCATCATAGGTCCACATACATCTCCTTATGGCTTGTTCATAATCACTCACAAGAGAAGGACCTGCGCCTGTGGGAGGATTAATATCAATCTCTTCTTCAGAACTTCCCTGCTTCTTGTCAGTGGGTCTACCTCTCCAGTACTCAGGGTAGTAGAACTCAGGTTGACTATCCACGTATCTCCTACTCACCTCGTTCCATACCAGACCCACCTGATGTTTGCCCAGTTGTCTGGCCACAAAGATAGGTGCCTTGATCCTAAAGGAGACAGAGCAGTGGCCAAAGGGAGTCCAGTGATTGTGCTTGGCAAGGTACTTGATAAGCTTCTCGTCTGATTCTTTTAGCAGGTTAGTAACAGGTCCAGCAGGGGTGACGCTCTCCCAATCAGATTCCTTGGAGAAGGAAACTCTGGCAGCGTTCACCACTGAGAGGTCTGAACCCATGTGATTTATAAGTGTCACTTCCATTTAACATAGTTCCTTACTTTTTTCATAACATCTTTGAGATATTCTTTGAAACTTCTACCCTCTGTAGGGGTACCTCCTAGGTAGCTTGGAACTTTACCTTTCATTCGCCACGCACCAAACGGGGTATAGCCACTCCAAACTCTTCTAGGTAATCTTCTGTTGTCATCTTCCAAGGAATTGTACAGTGTAACACTATATGAGAATGAGAAAAGAGCTTACCTAATCTAGTCCAATACTTATTTCTAGAACCTCCATGGTCAGCATATAAGAATAAGTCTTCCTTATCTTTCATAGTAGTAAACTCATACACCGTGTTGTTCCACCATATGTCTTTAAAATAAGCAGGATTTCTTTTAAACTTCAATCTTGTTTTAGGAATTATTTGATAATCCCTATTCATGGCAACAACATTACCTGTATAGTTATAGTCTTTATCTGTCTCCCATCTAAATAGATAAGGATATAATGCTCTTGGTACGGTTGGAGAAGCGGGAGAACCCATGTTGTCTGATGCACTCATTCCATGCCCACTCCAAAGTCATCTGTAAATCCTGAGTCTCTAAAGTCTTTCATAAGAACAGGTTCAAGGTGCGTAAGAACAATGGCACAGGCTTCCATCACTCCACCGGAAGTGGTCTCCTTCCTGATCTGTCTCAGCACAGCAGAGGTAATTTGCTCTGCCATCTCTTCGCTCATGTCAATTGTATATATCATCTACCCTAGGCTCCTATGTCTACTATCTCACACACTCCACCTGCACAGGCAAGCTCTTGTGATCCAGTGGTGGTATCTTCCTTCTCATAGTTCTGTAACTCGTACCAGTCTATAGCAGGTGGCATCTTCCCTGTCAAGTCTTTAAACTCTTCTCTGTCTATGTCTTGGTAAGGGGCTTGTTTATAAGAATGATCAGAGAACGGAAGAAAAGATATACCAGAGAGGGAATCAAAGTGTTCCCAGCACCATGCCCCTACCTCTAGCCACTCATGTTCCTTGACAGAGATGGTGACAGAGGGCTTGTGCTCACAGTAGTTGTCTGCAATCTTGAGCCAGAGTTCTAACTGTTCCAGTGCTCCCATGTCATACCTGCAGATGGCACCCTCTGGACTCTTCATGGGGAAAGAGAACACGGTTACATTGTCAGGCGCTGTGAAATCAGGCTCTGATGGTACACCCTTGTCCTTCAGGAACTGGGTCAGTGGGTCCTTGTTATCTCCTCTGACTGTCCTGACATAGTAGGGGTTGTGTCTTGCATGGATACCAGAGGCAGCGTCCACCAGTTGAGACACAGTGCCAGAGGGTTTGACACAGGTGACAGCGGTGCTCTGGTTGATGCCCAGCTTCTCTGCCAGCTTCTTGTTAGTCTTAATAGCCACATCTCTCAGTTGTTGTAGCGCCTCTGGAGAAGCATCGTACACAGCGGGGCAGTCCATGATACCTGTCAGAGATACACCCAGTAGTCTCTCCTCCTCTGTGGTATCCTTCCAACGCTTACGCAGGTAGCCAAAGTCTGTCAGCGTAGACTGAAAGGTACCCAGCATAGTGGCCAGCTTGATCTTGTTTTTCAGTGTCACCATGGTATCGTCTGCCCTACAGATAACCTCTGACAGGTTACAGAACTGGTAAGGTCTCAGGATAATCTCACAACAAGGGTTAGTGCCAAACTCTATGTTCCCATCACGCCTACCGTTGGAAGCTGCCTTCACCTGTGCAGAGGCACGGTTAAAGATACCTCGCTCACCGCTCTTGCTCTCGTAGAGGGAGAGCCATTCCTTCATAAAGATACCCATGTCAGGACGCTCTGTGTAGCAGACAGAGTTGTTGGAGAGGGCGCGCTGTTGGTTGTCCACCCACCAGTCACCACTCTTAGCCATACGCATACGCTCATCAGTGAGGTTAGAGAGTGAGATCAAGGCAGACCTACGGACCCCTCCTACCACCACCACTTGGCCTACCTTGCACATGATATCGTGACACTCTATGGAGGTAAGCTTTCTACCCTTGGCTTTCCTAAACGTCTGAATGGTGAAGTCAAAAAGTTCTTCCAGAGGTGCGGGACCAGAAGCCCTCCCTCCAAAAGTTTTAAGTCTGGCACCGGCAGGGCGTATCTTACTTATGTCTATCTTGGGTATACGATTGGTATACAGGAGAGAGATAAGATCACGTAGTCCTCTGGCCCACCCTTCTTTTGAATCAGTGACAGAGATAAGATCGTCTGTGTTCTCAAAGTATTGGTCAGGTATGGTGGGCAGGTTGTTGATGTACTGGCGCTCAACAGAGAAACCAACCCCTGTGCCGTTCATCAGAATGTACAGGCACTCGTCAAAGGAACGGGGTGAATCCACAGGGAGGTAAGAACAGTTGTACCCTGCCACGTGCTCACGCTCCAGAGCAGGACCAGCTGTCATCAGTGCTCTCATGGAACCCAGTACTTCTAGGTTCAGCATCCCCCTCCGAATGTCAGCTAACTCCACGCCAAAGAGAGAGTAGGAGAAGTTATCCTTCAAGTGATCTGCCATAAAGGAGAGATACCTGTCAATGGTTTCTTCCCACGTTTCTCTACGCCCCTCTTCCTGCAGCCATCTGGAGTAGCGAGACATATGAATAAAGCTTTGGTAGTTACTGGGTAGGGTAATCTGATTATCAAGCATCTGCTGAGTCTGGCCCATGTTCATCAATGATCTCCTCTAGGTCCTGTAAGAAGTATTCAAACTTCTTAACTAATATTTCGTCTGCCCCGTCCCATACCTTGGCAACAGGCTCACCGTCAAACATAATAAATTCTTCTGTCAGGTAGAGTCTGGGTTCCATGTTGAATGCACCTCTTGTGAAAGAAGAACAGAGTCTTCTTCTGTGTTCATATCATACTCAAGCTGAAGGATCAAGTCTGCATAGTGCTTTACTTTAAGAATATCCAAGGCACCTTCTCCCTTGGTACGGTGGCGGGTAATATATTTTACTATGTTTCCCTCTAGGAATCCAAGCTTATTGGCGTGAATATATTGAACAGGTTGAATCTTACATTCTCTATAGTGAGTACCACCCACCTGTCCTTCTGTTGCTTTCCTTATCATGTGCTACCGTCTCCTCTTTCTCTTCAACCACTGTGATAGGTTCATGCAGTATTGCATTGATTCTCTTACGTATAAACGGAACTTCTTTTGTATCTATAACCTTTCTTGCGTAGGTTGTCAAGGCTTCTGGTTCAATTCCTGCAAGAAAACAAACCTCTTCCTTGTCCTCTGCTGTTACGCCTACGTCTGTGGTTAGCCAAGACCTAGCTCTCTCCCTGTTGACAGAAGTGTAGGTACTATCACCGGGATGTAGTGGCTTAGTTGCGTCAAGCAGTTGCTGAAGAATGACACACAGAAATAGTACCCTCTCCGGTGAATGGTAATCGTGAACTCCCTCATCCAGTACAGACTCAATGGCAAAAGAGGAGCCTTCATAACTATTCCCCCATGTCATTTGCTACACGCTCCACGCCTATGATATCTTTGTGCTTGTGTCTCTTGTACCCGTCCTTATCTATATACTTGTTTGCTATCTTGTACAACTGCTGATACCCGTAACCTTTACGATCTGCCCAAGATTTCAAGTTCTTTACTCTGACACTTTTACCAGTATCAAAAGTAATTTTGTAAGGACCTTTACAGGGAGGACCTTTACTTTTTCTCCCGTTAATTCTAGCATTAACAGCAAGTTTCTCTCTCCACTCCGGGTCTTCCCATCTCTCAAGAGGAACGTAGAACCTGATACCTCCCACGTTCTTGTTATAGTATTCTCTCTGGTCTGTTCCCTCTAGTACAGCGGTGAGTACATGGTACTTCATCTGATAGTACTGCTCGTAGTAGTGCAGGCCTCGCTTGGTCTCGTACTCTTGTATGATCTCAAACTTAAAGTTTCTCTTCCCAATCTTCTCTATGTCAGCGCACAGTTCCTTGGAAGAAGAGGTGTATACTTTCCAGTTGGAAGGCTTGTACCTTTTCCTGTGACGCATCTGCCAGTACTGCTTACACCCCACGTACTTCCTCTGGTTCTTCTTGTTGGTGATCAGGTAAACAAAACCAAAGTAGTGATCAGGGTCAGCGACCCGTGTCTTGTCATCTCTAAAAGTCCAGTGCATTTCGTTCATATCCTCCAGTGCTTGATCGTAGTCTTCTCCAAACCATACCTCATTACAAGTGTAACAGTAACCGTGGCTGTCATAGAAGACAAAACCGTTGGAGGAGGAACAGAACTTACACTCTTGGTAAGACAGGATGATAGATTGGTCTGGTCTAGGGGCGGCGCTCAAAAGAAATCCTCCTCTACTCTGGGTTCCCGCTGCACATGGGTGAAGTACTCAGGTCCTCGGGAGTAGTTGTACTTCCTGAGACCTTGTCCGTTGTTAGAATCTTCCCAGCACTTTGACTTGAAGTCACAGTACTTACAGTTGAACCCCAGCTTCCTGTTACCTGATGCTTCTTCTACCTCTGAGTAGCAGCGGGCAGGGGGAAGATCATGGGGCATAATCTCTTTCAGGTATGTTATTCTCTGAACAGGGTCCACTCTGTCCAGCGGTACCTCTAGCAGGTTGAGGCCTCCTCCGCTCTTGTCAATGGACAGGAAGTAACCCTTCTCTTTCTTCAGTGCTTTACCGTAGGAACTTAGCTGGTACATATAGCCAAAGGGATCGTCGCCCTTCAGTATGCTCCCGTCAACAAACTTTTTAAATCCATAGGGAGAGGCAGACTTAACATCCACTAGCTCACCGTCTATCAGACAGTCTATGTGTCCCTTGACCTGCCCCACTGTTACTTCCTTCTGACAATCCTTTACACTGTGACCTGCTTCCTTGACAAGGAGAAGGACGAAAGCTTCTAGCAGATGACCAAAGCAGAACTTGATACGCGCATCTGTATTCAGAGGTTCTTTCTCGTACCCGTGGTAATCGTACCAGAGCTTTCTATCCTCTCTTCCAACCGCTGATAGTCTTAGCTTCCCCTTGTTGTCACGGTTGGTACTCTCTTCAAAAAAGTTTTCCATCACCTCCTTTATTTCTTCTAGGAAGACAGCAAGATTGTCCTTCGCTGGTCCCCTACCCTCTTCTAAACGATTGCTGATATCCACCAGAAGAGAATCAATCTTGCTGCCTACCATCTCCTAGAGTCCTTTGTCTTCGTTGGTCTCGTTGGAGAAGTCTTCATCTCCCGTGTACCCACTGTCCACGGTGGAGAAATCTTCTGATGCTGGCCCATCGTAGGGTACCAGTTCAAGAACTTGGATAGCATCTAGGTAGAACACGCTCTTACCTGCCCACTGTCCTTGCTCCATCTCTTTGGAACGGAAGAGAACATTGACCTTGCTCCCGTTACCAATGGCGGTGCCAGAGATATCATTCTTCTGTGCGTCCACCACACGGGGAGCAGGAAGCTGCTTGCCCTCTCGGGTGAAGGCGTTCTTCTTGAACTTGAAGAAGGGTCCACCGCTGGCATGGTTCTTCTTCTTCCCGTCCTTGACAGAGGCAGAGGGGTTCATGTCCTCTATCATCTTGACTGCCTTGGCATCCAGTCCAAGGTCAAGGCACCACTCGGTGTCCTCTTTAGAAGTAGTCTGATACTTCTGTGCTGGTGATTGCGGATCAAGTTTTGCCCAGTAAGCTGTACCTTGTACAATTGGCATGTTATCTAAACTCCTTTAAGTTTACCCAGAATATTCTGGAATGTTTTGATGTTACAGTTCATAGCATCTTCAACGTAGGTTGTCAACACTTTTTTTCCCTTGCTTGTAATTTCACTGGATGATAGTTGATGGTGCATCAGATTGTCTCGCTCCTGTGTTAGCTCTGCTATTCTTTTGTAAGAGTCGTACAACTGCTTTGTCACCTCAGATACGTTGTGCTCCAGTGTCCTTATTGTTTCAACGTGGTCCATCTATTTAGCCTCCTCTGGTTTGCTAAGTTTAAATAAAACAAAGGGAGGGAAGTCAGACTCCGGGTGAGGTTCAATCAGTAGTGCTGGAGATTTCTCCTCACTCCAAGGGGTGTACCCCACGTACTCCCAAGTGTATCCCTTGTTTACCTGCTCTTCTACTTTGTCCTTGAACTCTGGATTTGACAGTCCAATCAAGGCCATCAATGCTACTAAACTTACCATGTACTATTCTCCTTTACTTCGCTCGCCCTAGTGTGTCTCTGCCCAGTTGGTACCTACGTTGTACTCGCCTGTCAGTGGACAATTTAATTTGTAGTACTCTCCTGCCTTCTTGATACTTTCTATTCCCAGTGTACCTACCATATCTGACAGGGGTTTGTCAACCTCTAACTGCCATTCATCGTGAACATTTGCAACAAACTTTGCCCTCCCTGCACAAGGCGAAGACGCTAACTCCTTGTGAAAGATCAGGAGTGCTCGCTTCATCACCACCGCTGCTGCCCCTTGCAGTTGCGTGTTCAGGGCAGCGTGAGGTGACCTGATCCATAGCATCCTCCCGTCTAGTCCTCTGATGATCCCGCTTCTCTCAGCGGTCAGTGTGACCCTGTGCCGTGCCTCTTGTAGGGCAGGGGTAGCCTCTAGAAAATTATCTATCAGTTCCTGTCCGTCCTTGGCACTGCCCTCCACTATGCTCCCGATCTTGGCAGCACCTGCACCGTAGAGAAAAGCATAGATAAATGTTTTCGATTGGGAACGTGAGCTTAGTCCTGCTCTCTCTTGGTTAGCTGTGTGTATGTCACCGGAGACCACGATCTCCGTATACTCTGGATCGTTCATGTAGTGACATAGCATCCTCAGTTCAATGGATGATGCGTCTATACCCACAAGGTTCTGCTTCTTAGGGTTACCCGGAACCCATAGTCTCCTGCACTCTGGACCATAGGGTGAGTACACAGCTGGGACCTGTGCCATGTTAGGAGAGGCGTGGGCCATGCGCCCTGTGATTGTGCGAAGGGTCAAGACTTTCCCGTGTACCCTCCCTGTCTCAGGGTTGACAGCGTCTATCCAAGAGTTGATCTGTGCGATCCTCTTCTGGAGCATCATGTACCTGCCAACTATCTTGGCCTCTTCCATGTCAATGCCAGATAGAACACTCTCGTCTAGCACAGGGGTGCCTAGGTCAGTCTTCTTCTCAGGTACCCAGCCCTTCTCCATCAGTCGCTCTCCCACCTGCTTGCGAGAACCGGGGTTAAAGGGGATGTACTTTACCTTGGTCTTCAGCTGTACCTCAGTGGGAGGAAAGACCTTCTGCATATCCTCCTTGATCTGTACCAGTTCATCGTTCAGTTCTGCCACCAGTATGCAGGCGTTCTCTTGGTCAAGAGCAAAGCCGTTGAGTTCCTGCTCACTTAGTATCATGCGGACACGGTGCTCTAGTTTGATGGAGTCTCCACTGAACTTGTGTAGCTCAGTCTTCAGCACCTTGTATAGTTTACAAGTCAGCTTGGTGTCTTGCATACAGTACAGTCCCATCTCCTCTGTGTATCCTTGATAGAAGAGGGAAGGATCAAACTCTACCTTTGGGAAAGAGAGCTTCCTTCCCCATGCTTCAAGGGAGTGGCCCCCTTCTCTGACTGGGTTTGCAAGTTGGGATAGGACCAGTGTATCGAGCATCTGCTCTGGTTCAAAACGTATACCCCAAAGAAGATCAAGTATGCGAAAGTCAAAGTGAATAGCGTTATGCCCAATAACTTTATCCGCTTGTGACGCAAGAGTTGTAAAGAGATTTCTTTCTCCCTCTGTGTATAGTTTAGCGGTCTCCGTTGTAGTGCCATCCTCATTGTCCTCCACCATAACTGTTCCCACGCACCATATGCGGGTAGGGTTGAATCCATCTGTCTCTATGTCCAAGAACAATCGCTTCATTATAGTACCTCGTCAAAATCCTCTGCGTCTGACTCTGCGTCTGACTCTGTCCCTGACTCTGTAGCAGGATCGTCTATCTGTGTCAAGCGCCCTGTGCCACGGTCATAGTGCAGGTGACAGGCGGGGCCGGTGAGTCCAGAGAAACGGTTCTTCAGTACCCGAATCAGGGTGACGTTACGCAGGTACAGGTCAGGGTCCTGCCCGTTCCGCTCCAAGCCCAGCACCATGTTACTCAGTTGACCTATGCCAGCGGTGCCTCTGAGTTCAGAGAGCGAGGTCTGTCCACCTTCCTCGTGTGGCTTACCAGCGGGACGCTTGGAGTGACTGACCATGCCTAGCCATATGTCTAGCTCAATGGTCAGGGTCTTGAGCTTGGTTGCTATCTCGTCCAGTGCCTTTCGCTCATCGCCTGCGCTCTGGTCACTGACAAGGATAGAGATATGATCTAGGAAAATGTACTTACACCCGCAGGCGTGGCACATATATTTGATGGTGTCTATGATGGTGTCAATGTTGTTTGATCCAAAGGAATCAAAGAACACATACCTGCCTGTGGCCAGAGTTTCCTCAAAGGAATTGTCCCACTCTTCCTGCGTGTACTCGGTGGTGGGCAGGTGCAAGGGCTTACCAGCGGAGAGGCTCATCATTCCCCGGGCAGCGTCCTCCAGTGGTTCCTCCAGAAAGAGAAGACCAATGTTATCCTCTGTGTGCTGTTGTATGTGGAAGGCAAGTTCTCTGAGCACCTGCGTCTTGCCCATGCCAGAGCCACTGGTCAGTGTCCACATCTCTCCCTTGCGGATGCCATAGGTCAGGTCTTGGAGACCATCCCACGGGAGCGTGAGGCTGTCTGGCGTGGGTTGATTAAGCAGGCGCTCCAGTAGGTCCTCGCCTCTGACAATGTTGGCAGGGGTATACTTCTCAGAGGCAAACCACCTCCGGGTGAAGTCAGCGGAACGGTTCTCCATCAGGTAGTCGGAGGGGTCCTTGCCCTCGTCTAGCGTGACCACCTTGCTCTTGTTGGGGAACAGCTTGGATACTTGGTTAGCCGCCTGCGTACCGCTCTCGTCACGGTCAAAGCAGATTACAATCTCCTTGAAGGAGTTGAGAAAGTTATAGTTATTCTTGCAGTCCTTCAGTGCATTCCCTGCCCCGCCCTTGATGGAGACAACAGGGTAGCGCGAGCCTAGTAACTGGTACGTGGAGAGCGCATCTAGCTCACCCTCCACCACGGTGACAGCCTTGGCAGTGGAAGACCCAAAGACCTGCTGTCCAAAGAGGATGGTTTCTTTTGGTGCTCCCTCCCACTTGAAGGACTTGGCCCTGCCTCTGACCTTGTTGGCCACGTGGTTCCCTTCCTTGTCGTAGTAAGGGTAGTAGTGTCCTAGTTCTGCCCCGTCCTGTAGATTGACAGTGACATTGAACAGCTTGCAGGTCTCTTTAGTTATTTTTCTTTTACTAATATCTGTAAAGGTACCCTTGTTAAGGGAGACAGAAGAAGAGAAATCCTCTGTGCTTTCTTCTTCTACTACCTTCTCGGGGGCTACTCCGTACTGATCTAACATCTCTTGCATCTCCTTTGGTAGTTCACTGTTACTAAATCTTTTCTTCTCATTCTTACAAGCATGAGAGAAACAGAAGCCGTGACCATCAGGGTACAGAGCAAAGGCATCTGAACTGTTACCGCAAGGGCAACGATGGTGGGTCACCAGTGCTTCTTCTTGTTCAGTATCTTCTAACATAGTATCTCCTTAAAGTAAAGCTAATAGAAAGACAAAGACAAGTACCCCGAAAGGACTGAGGAGAAAGTATAAGAGAACGATCAGAGGATTGTCAAGAGGATGATTAGAAGAATTATTCTTTTTGGTTTTCATTCTTCTCTATATCCTCCCTGTAGCATAGCTACTACCATCAAAATTACCCTGTGTCAACCCCGTATATTGTCGCACCTGTGTAGTTGTACCCGTGGTAAACCAGTCAGGCGTAGAACAGTAAGCCCACTTAGCAAAGCCTGCCTTCTCCCCTATGTAGTAGTTACGGTAGGCCTTGACAGCATCATGTGGTACCTTGTACTGATCAGGCATACACTGTGGTGGTTGGGTGTACTCCCCGCTGTCAGTGATAGAGTGCGGAGGTGTACGCAAAACTTCTTTTAATTTTTTATCTGTCAGGTGTACCTTGTTGTACCTACTGGTGTACTCAGAGCACAGGAACTTGAACAGGTGATAGGTCCATTCGTACTGCAGGCGTGATCCTCTGACCCACTTGGTAGAGGGGTGGTTGAGGTGAGCAGTCTTGTACATGCCCAGCTTGTCTGCTCTCTTGTCACCGTCAAGGTGCCTGTGAGCAGTGCATAACATCTGCGCTGTCTCTAGGATC